GGTCTATAGTTTATATATAATCCGTTTATTGTGTACGGAGCATTTGTATCCTCACTAAAAATTTTAAAGAAGTTACTATGTCCACTTCCTTGAATAGGCTGTCTTATTAAAGGAGCTTCTGCTGATCCAAATTTAGATGTACTTCCAAATAAAGAAAGACCAAAAATAGAAGGATCGTTCGTTTCTAACGAAACATCATTAGGCTGTATTCTATCTGGAGTATCAAAATCAAACCTAACTCTTAACGTAGGATCTGTTGCTCCTTCTGGTCTTAAAGATACTTTAACATGGTCTAAAGTTTTTAAAGTTCCAAAGTCTCCGTAATCAAAATCTGGTGATTGGTACTCTGCAAATATATCTGTTTCAGTTCCTTCAGGATTAAAAGCACTTCCTGTATCGTGATTATAAATGTAACCGTTTCTATCTCCGTGATAAACTTTTTCTTTACCTGCAAAGTTAAAACCAGAAGTTACAGCAGGAGCTTGTATGCCTGTTAGTTGTGTCCATTCAAAACCTCTAGCTGTAAGCGTTCCTGTAATACCTTTTGAGTTCTGTGTAGCTTCTGCAGAACCACTGTAGTACATTCTATATTGAGACTTATCTCTAAGTACTACACTACTGTATTCGTAATCAACAATATTATCAAATATGTCATTTATAACAGGCTGTATCATTTTACTAACAGTGCCGAGTTCTACGTCACCAATTCTCGCTGTACCTGCAATAGTTCTAAAACCATCAGGAGCTAAGAAAAGTAAGTCACCTGCAAACTCTTGTATTGTTTTACCGTCTACACAACCTACGTTCTTGGTGACAGGTACAACAGCTATTGTACTTGCGTTATTTATGTTTTGTAATTTATAAATTGAGTTTTTACAAAATACAAAAAGTTCGTTACGAAAAGATTTAAGCCCTACTACTTGATCGTCTAGTACAATACTACCTGATCCTGTAGATGTAAAATCATCTATGTCACTTGTACCACTATAAAAAATAGTGTTTAAAGCTGTAGCTGCACCTGCAACTACTAAGTGTTTATCGTGAATTACACAAAACTTAGGATAATGTGTACCACTTACTGTTATTTCTTTTGCAAAATAAGTTCTACTGCTTAACGCATCTCCAGTACCTGTCATTTTAAAATAGAAAGGTTTTACTCCAGAGCCTTCGTCAGTAATTACAACTTCACCGTATACTGTATTGCCTTCAAAGGTTGCAAAACTTGCTTTGCCTTGTGACGTTCTAGCTAAAGCACTACGACCTGTAAAGGTACTGTAGTTATCTCCACCGCCTGCTACACTGTCTTTATTAATCTGTAACCAACTATCACCATCTTGACTAAAGTATATATTAGTTCCTGAACAAGCTATAACACCGTCTGCGTAAACGTGTAAACCTAGTATTTCATTAGAACTATTAGGTCTTGTACCGTCACCTAATTGGGTAAACCCATTAATGCGTCTGTAGCCACCGCGTGTAGAAATTTCAAAGTTAGTTAGTTTTGTAGCTACTCCGGGTTTTGTTAAAAGCTCCATAGTATTGCTGGACTTGTCTAATCCTCCTTGCATCGGAATTGAAAAAGGTTGCGATGCTGCCATTAGAAATAAGTCCTGTCATCTGTCATATCTTTAGGTTGAGGATTAATAAGGTTAGATTTCATATGTCTCATACCTTTTTTAAAATCATCCATTGCAAAAGCTGCTTGTTGTATATTTTCTTTAAACTGATGCACATAGTAACGTGTTTTAGCTAAAACTATAGAAGCATACTGGTCTGGTAAAATCATAGCATCATCGTATGCAGAAAGAGCAGTAGGTGCGCTATACGCATAAAAATGTACGTTATAAACTTTATCAGGTATAGGACTTAATCCAAACTTACGATTGTCAGGACTACGAATAACATACTTAGGTTCTCCATAACTCTGTGTATCTGCATCATCAGCATTTTCTCTATCTCTTACATATCTTTTCCAATCTGTAAGTGTTAAAAATTTTAAACCTCTAGATACAAAAGGAGCAGTTTCACCACTTACATTAATAGTTGTCATGTAAAAATCATCCCAATCTATAGATGCGTAATCTGTAGTTATACTAGAACTACCAGACTTAAGCGTGTACCATCTTGTTCCTGCAACAGAAGCAACAGTTACGTTTCCATAAAAAGGATCTGTACCACCACTAGCTGCAGCAGCAAAAAAAGGTAACTGCGGTTCTTCGTTAGCTATATCATTTAATGCTTTATTAATAGATTCTTGTATAAACGCTTGTATGCCTACCGCAGAAGTAAAATTAGCTGCTGTTAATTGAACTTCGTTTAGTTCTCGCAATACTTCGTTGGTCAATGTTAAATATGTAGTAGCCATTACTTACCTTTTTTCTTTTTACCAAATATACGATCATAGTTATCAACATAATTCTGCTTTGCTTTGCCAGTATATGAAGTACCTAGCAATCCTAAGACTCTAGTGCTTTTAGGCTTACTAGAGCCATTTAGGATCATAGGATTTTTGTCGCTACCTAACTGTGGCATAGGCTTAGTCTAACTGTTCAAATTGTACAATATACTTAACAGTAGTAGCTGCTGTACCTAAGTCAGCACCAATAGGTGTGAGCCTAGCGTGTAGTGTTCTAGCTGCGGCACTGTACAAAGTAGATGCTATAACAATAGCTTCTGAAGTTGCTGGTCCACCTACTACACCTGCAGTTACGGAAGTACTTACAAAAGCGTTAGCTCCGTGTCCATGTGAATCTTTAATAAGATACAAAGGAGCTTTAGCTGCCCAAGTTACTGCTGATCCACCATCGTCAAGGATAGCTTCAGTAGCAATAATTTGACCACCACCTGCTGCTGTTCCTAAACTAAAATCAACATCGTTACCACTTGATCCGCCAGTTACAATATTGCCTGCTGGAATAGCAATTAAATTACGAATAATAGTACCTGCTGGTTGTACAAAACTTACATCTGTATTTGTATCATCTGTTACAGCAATAGTACCTGTAGTTACAGTTACGTCTGCTTCTGTTACTTGTTGTCCTGGATTGGTCGTTTCAACTCGATCTGCAAGACCACGAACATCGCCTGTCCTTGCTGAGTTGCGACCAGTATCTCTAATGTTTACGGCTGCCATAATATTTACCTCTGGTTATTTATTTTTAAAATCTTACTCTAAAAAAAGAAAAGGGGGTTTTTACACCCCCAAATCAGTTTAGTCAATACCGTAGAAAGCAGAAACTAATGCGTCGGCACGGAGTACTTTGGATCCATAAACGTGGAGTCCTCGTACGATGTCACCGAATGAATCAGGATCGCGCAATACTTCAGTACTTGTAATCGTCTGTGCTGTTGCAGTAGAAGACATATGACCAGCCAAACATTTGCCAGCAGCATTAGATGCAGCAGCAATATTGTTTGATTTGTACATATCAAATCCACGCAATTTACCAGAAGATACTAGACCATTTCTAATAGAACCTTGACCTGCGTTGTAATCAACAGACAAAAGTTTAGACGATGAACTTGCAAGAACTTCGTAGAAGTCAGGCGAGGCTAAGAACCAGCGACCTTCTTCAGGAATGTTCGACTCATCAAGAAGACGAGCCATATGCGATAGTACATCAATAGGATCGTGTTCAGATGATCCAAAACCTATGTCAAGATTACCAGTACCGTCAAATGTTCCTGCTGCTAAATCAGTAGCATTGTCAGAACCAAGAATATGGTTAGGACTTGAGGCAGAAACACCTGCGAACATAGTAGCAATTACACCTTCATCATAAGCATCTCGTAGAGCGTATGCTGCAGATGAACTAGCTACTTCTTTAAAGTTAACGTGAGACATTGAAGTTTCAATATCGTCAACGATAAATTTAAAAGCGTTAGCTGTATCAACTACAAGAGTCAACTCTTGATCTGTTAATTTAGTTGCTGTAACGTCTGCACCACGTTCGTATGTGTACACAGTAATTTCAGGTTCTTTTATTATCTTTACGGAATCTCCGAAAGCGGCAATCTCACCAGCATAATCTGTGTTGGTGATCGCTTCTACAACCGAAGCCTTTCTAAAGAAGTTAAGAACCTTTTTAGAGTAGACTGCGGGAAGAAAAAACGAATTAGTTTGACCACTGACGGAGTTTGCAAAGTTTGCAT